CGTTCACCCAATACATCAGTAACCACCATTAAGGATGAAGCTAACGCTTCATCCAAGGCGCGGGTGAGCAAGCGCAAGGGTTTTGCATTGCCTGATTGGGTGCCTGCCGACGCCTGGGCTGGCTACGAGCAAATGCGCTGCAAGGCCCGCAAGCCGATGACCGATCGAGCGCGGGCGCTGGCGCTCACCAAACTGCAAGAACTGGCAGCATCGGGCCACCCACCGGGGGAGGTGCTGGATCAATCGACGCTGAACAACTGGCAGGGACTTTTCGAGATCAAGGAGCGCAGCAATGGCAACAGCATGGGACGACATCACGGGCAGGGCGGAGGCGAACGCCGACCAAGTGCATCACTCGACTGGATTGAGCGCAACATCGGACGAGCCGCTGAAGCCGACGAGGGGCCACATGGCGTGCATCGCGGAGCTTTCGTTGCGCTTCCCGGCAGCGCGGGACGTTGACAGCCGGCAATACCAGGCGCGCTTGGACTTCCTCGCCAGCGATACCGCCCACCTTGCCGTTCCGCTGCTGCGCGCGGCCTGTGACCGGGTGGCACAGACTGCAAAGGGCCTGCCGTATGCCAGTGAAATTATCGCGGCAGCCACGCAGATCGTGGAGGAGCGCCAGCGTGTCCAAACGGCAGCCGATCGAAGCGCACCGGGTGGTGTGCAGATGGGTGACCGCGCTGCAGCTTATGCCAACATCAACCGGCAGCAGCTGGCAGCAGGACGCCGGATGTTTTTTACCGACGCCGGTGAGCAGTTCATGGAAGGCCCGTATGAGCCGCGCCGCGTCAATCCCGATGGAACTGTGCGCGTGGTGAGGCCAGCATGACCAAGGGCAAGGCAGTGGCGGTCAAGCAGCCGCGTGGTCGGCCATCGCTTTGCACGCCAGCGATGATGGACGCGATCTGTGAGCGCATTGCCGAAGGGGAAACGCTGGCGCAGATCTGCCGCGACCAAGGCATGCCGACGATGTCTGCGGTCAATAATTGGCGCCGAGCAAATGCTGCCTTTGATGGCAACTTCGCGCGTGCGCGTGAGGCTGGACACGACGTGATTGCAAGCCGTGCCAGAGAGACGGCGAGGGGCCTTGGCGACAGCACATCTGACGTGCAGCGTGACAAGCTGATCATCGATACGGATCTCAAACTGCTGGCCAAATGGGACAAGCGATACAGCGATCGCGTGACAGTCGGCGGCGATCCTGACAGCCCCATTGCGATGACGGTGCAGGCCATTGAGCGCCGCGTGATCGATGCAGCAGAATAAGACACTCCGAATCGAAACGCCGCGCTGGATGGTGCCGTTCCTTGGGCCATCACGGTATAAGGGCGCCTACGGTGGTCGCGGATCCGGCAAAAGCCACGCCTTTGCCGAGATGGTGATAGAAGCCCACGTCATGGATCAGAAGCGGCGCACCGTGTGTGTTCGTGAGGTGCAGAAGACCCTAGCGCAATCCGTCAAGCGGCTGCTGGAGACGAAGATCGAGGCGATGGGCGTCTCGTCATACTTCGAGGTGCAGGAGAGCGTGATCAAGAGCCGTCGCGGTGATGGCCTGATCTTGTTCCAAGGCATGCAGAACCACACCAGCGACAGCATCAAGTCGCTGGAGGGCATGGACTGCGCTTGGGTGGAAGAGGCGCAGAGCCTGTCACAGCGCAGCCTGGACTTGCTGCGGCCAACGATCCGCAAGCCCGCCAGCGAATTGTGGTTCACATGGAACCCGCACGAACCCACCGACCCGATCGACGTGCTGCTGCGCGGCCAGTATCCGCCGCCCGACGCGATCGTGTCCGAGGTCAACTACCGGCAGAACCCGTGGTTTCCAGACGTGTTGCGCGCCGAGCTTGAGTACGACCAGCGCCGCGACCCTGACAAGTACACGCACATCTGGCTGGGTGGCTATGTTGCCAACAGCGAGGCGCGGGTGTTCCGCAACTGGCGCGTCGAGGACTTCGAAGCCCCAGCTGACGCAACGCACCGCTTCGGCGCCGATTTCGGGTTCGCGGTGGATCCGACTGTCCTGGTGCGCTGCCATATCGTCGGGCGAACGATCTACGTTGACCATGAAGCCTACATGATCGGCTGCGAGATCATCGACACGCCCAGCCTGTTCCTGACCGTCCCAGAGGCCGAGAAGTGGCCGATCGTGGCCGACAGCGCCCGGCCCGAAACCATCAGCCATCTGCGCCAGCACGGCTTTCCCAAGATCATGCCGGCGGTGAAGGGACAGCACAGCGTCAACGAGGGCATCGAGTGGTTGAAGAGCTACGACATCGTCGTGCATCCGCGCTGCCAGCACACGATCGACGAACTGACCAGCTACAGCTTCAAGGTCGATGACCTGACAGGCAAGGTGCTGCCGGTCCTGCAAGACAAGGACAACCACGTCATCGATGCCCTGCGCTATGCCGTGGAGGCCGTGCGCCGTGCGCCTGCGCGACGACCGACCGTTGTTGCGCCCATGCCGGTGGCGACAGCGTATCGCCGGTAGTTGCATCTGCCGATCAATGCGTGTAGTGGTATAACATAACATTAGACAGGCCGGGGCAGTAATGGCGCGCAGCAAGGCGGAAAAACTGGCGGCGATTCACGCCGAGGCGCTGGCGGAATACAACCGCACATACAGCGCGCTGCAGCCCGAACGCATGCAATGTCGTGACGATCGGCGTTTCGTCGCCATCCCCGGCGCCCAATGGGAAGGACTGTGGGGGGAGCAGTTCGAGAACCGCCCACGCCTGGAGGTCAACAAGACGCTGTTGGCCGTCAACCGCGTCTACACCGAGTGGCGCAACAACCGCATCACGGTAGACTTCGTGTCACGCGACGGCACTGAGGCCGACCAACTGGCCGACACCTGCGACGGCCTGTTCCGTGCCGACTGGGACGACAGCTGCGGCGAGGAGGCGGGCGACAACGCCTTCGATGAGGCCACAGCCGGCGGGTTTGGCGCGTTCCGCCTGCGGGCCAGCCTTGAGAATGAATACGACGATGACGCTGAGACGCAGCGCATCCGCTTCGAGCCGATCTACGACGCCGACACGTCAGTGTTCTGGGATCTGGACGCCAAGCGATACGACAAGAGCGACGCCAAGCACTGCTGGGTGATCTACTCCATGACCCGCCAGGCGTATGAGGCAAAGTACGACGACAGCCCATCGACGTGGCCCAAGATGACCACCGCGTCGGTGTTCGACTGGGCGACGCCGTCTGTTGTGTACGTGGCAGAATATTACCGGGTCGAGGACGAGCGCACCCCCATGGTGCGGATCACCACACCGGACGGCAAAGACCATGACGTTGAGGCCGATGATTACGCCGAGGCGCTGGCCGGCACAGAGGGGCTGGAATACGATCGCATCCGCCTGAACCTGGCGATGGGCGGCGAGGTGACGAAGCAGTGGCGCAAACGCACCCGTTGCATTCGCAAGCTGATCATGAGCGGCAACGGGATCCTTGAGGATTGCGGCCACATCGCCGGCAAGCACATCCCGATCATCCCGGTGTTTGGCAAGCGGTGGTTCATCGACAACGTCGAGCGTTGCATGGGCGTGGTGCGCCCGGCCAAGGACAGCCAGCGCCTCAAGAACATGCAGCTGTCCAAGCTGGCTGAGATCGCCAGCCTGTCAGCGGTCGAAAAGCCGATCCTGGCGCCAGAGCAGGTCGCCGGGCTGGAAACCTACTGGGCGCGGGACAACATCGAAAACTACCCGTATTTGCTGGCACAGCCGCTGACAGCCGCTGACGGCAGCATCGTGGCCACAGGGCCGATGTCCTACACCAAGCCGCCCCAGGTTCCGCCGGCAATGGCCGCCCTGCTGCAGCTGACCGAAACCGACATGGCTGAACTGCTGGGCTACAACCAGCAGGCCGAGAAGATGGTGTCGAACATCAGCGGCAAAGCGGTGGAGATGATCCAGAACCGTCTGGACATGAACGCCTACATCTACCTGTCAAACATGGCCAAGAGCATGCGCCGCGCAGGCGAAGTGTGGCTGTCGATGGCGCAGGAAGTCTACATTGAGGAAGGCCGAGCCATGAAGGCGATCGGCGACATGTCTGACGTGTCGAGCGTCGTCCTGATGCAGCCCAAGATCAACGAGAAGACCGGCGAGATTGTCTACGCCAATGATCTGAGCCGCGCCAAGTTCGACGTGTCGGTTGACATTGGCCCGACCAGCCAGAGCCGCCGTGACAGCATGCTGCGATCGATCACCGGCATGATGCAGATGACGACCGACCCCGCCGATCTGAAGGTGCTGACATCGCTGGCCCTGATGAACATCGAAGGCGAGGGGCTGGGCGATGTGCGCGACTTCTACCGCAAGCAGCTGGTGCAGATCGGCGTGATGCAGCCGACCGACGAAGAGCGGGCCGAGATGGAGGCCGCCATGCAGGCG